CTAATTTGTAAGGATCATTATTAAATAAATCAAAATTAAAAAAGTTCTTTTGAGATACAGTTTTATTACCATAAGGATTTGTATCTATCCCTGCAGTAAAATAAGTTTGTAGCGAAGGATGGAGGGTTTGAAACTCCTCCTGTTTATTATTGGTTGTTAAATCCATTACGTCCTATCTTGTTGTCTAGCTATTGCTTTCTTTAAAAACTCTGGTAATTCTTGACCTTGAAATCTTTCAGGTATATTATAAGTTTTACCTCTGTATTCAAATGTTGTAGGATTTTTTTGTTTCTTAGTTTCTTTCTTTTCTGTTTCTGTTCTTTCTGGTGTATCTATAAAACCATAACCCCCTATCTGTATACCTTCTTCCATATCAACTGGTTGCATTCTATTATAGAAAGTCATAAAGTTTTTAAATCTTTCATCACCTTGTGGTCCTTCTATAAACTGCTCTCTCTTAGGCATCATCATGTTACCTTTATCATCAAAGAATCTTTCTTTAACAGTATTAACATAATTTTGTACTTCAATAGGTTGATCACTTAATTTTCTAGGATCTTTAATAAAGTCCATAATTGGTACAACTTGAGATACACCTTGTTCATTTTGTGGTAAATTAATATTACCTAAACCATCCATATCAGGTGTATACTTAACTGGTTCTACTTTAGGTGTTTCTTTAAATACATCTGCTCTATCTCTACCAACAATCATTTGTGATGACTTACGAGAGAACTGATCTATTAAACCTAATTGAGATAACATTAAGTTATTAACTCGCCCAACTAATACTTGTCTTTCTTCATCATTTTCTGCATTAGCAATGTTTATATTTAATTGTGCTATTTGTGCAGCAATGTTTGTCCCATTAGCATCTAATACCTGTGACATAGCTTTAAAAGTCATAGGTGATGAGAAGTTAAGTGCATCTAATGGATTAATATTATTCTCATATAATTTTTTATCTATAAAATCTGATCTAGCCACACTATCATTTGGAAACTGTGCTTTTGCATTAGCAGTTATAATATTAACTTTCATAAAGTTTAAGTTAGCATTACCTTCAACTGTACCAGGGAATGTATTTAATATACCATAACCTTTAGCAGTAATAGATGCTACTTTAGTTAATTGATCTGTAATAGCATCAGGAGTTGCAACACTAGCTTCTGCTTGATCTATATTCATTAATAGTTTATCTGCTTGTGGCATCTTACTAATAGCTGATAACTTAGCTGCATGTTTTTGTTTCTCTGCATTAAACAAATCTTCTGATGGTACATAAGGACTTGTTAGTTCTATGTCTACACCAGGGTTTCTAGCAAACCAATTAGCTACACCTTTTTTTACATCATTAATATCATCGTATTCAAATAAACTTCTTTGTTCATTAAATATTTTACCAACTAATCTATCTGATATTTGATCTACAGTTAATTCACCTGGAGTCACACCAAATGCTTGAGGATTATTTCTAATAATATTGTATATTTGTTTTCTATTATTAAATGCGTTTTCTGTTTTAGCAAATGCTTGATTCTCTTTATCTAATGATATATTAGCCATTGTGGCATTTGTTGCAGCATCTCTCTCAGCTACTGCTTGTAATCCTTGAAGACCTCCAATTGCTACATCTGTAAATATTCCCATACTACTCTCCTCTTACCATTAAACCTTGCATTGGTTTTAATTGTTCTAAAGGTGACATTTCTAAATTCATCTTTTGCATTTCTTTATTTTGTTTCATATCTAATTTTCTTTCAGCCATATCCCTAAAGAAGTTTTCATCTTCAGCATCACCCATATTAACTTTTGCAGGTATTTCAGCTAATGCAGCTTCACCTGCTATCATCATTGCTACAATAGGTTCTAATAGTTTAGCAACATCAACTGTCCACTTACCTTCTAAAAATCCTGAGAACGTTATAACTTTTACCAATGCTTCAATAGGTATGCCCATTCTTAAAAGAGTAAACATTCTAGCCATGTTCTCTTTATCCATAATACTTTCATAAACTGCATCAGTAGCTTCTTCAATTGACGCTGTTTGAGGCGGATGCTCCCAAGGATAATTACCAGGTTCATCTGTTAATGATTGACCAGGTATTGGTGCATCAAACATATTAGTGCTAGGTTCTTCATAAGATGGCGTACTGTCATCTTTTTGATTTCTAAATTTTTCTATTAACGCCTCTAATTCCATTATTGTTTATCCTTTTGTTAAACTTTTATATCTTGACTTTTGTGTGTATAAATATCTTACTGTATTTTGTAACTGTGCATATTTATAAAAAGATGCTTCAGGTATATCACCGAAACTAGATACACCAGCTCTTGATCTAGATGTACCACTCATTTTATATTGTGCTAAATTCATGCTAGGATTAACTAGCCCTACAGGAGGACTCTTATCTACATCACTTGTAGCTGATCTAAAAGCACTAGCAATGCTAGCTACTCCACTACCTATATCTCTAGCTGCGTCCATGTTAGGACTTCTAAAAAAATCTACAGCACCTCGTCCTATACTCTTTGCACCCTCAAATGCATCTTTAAAAAAACTAAAATCTAAAGCCATCTATCCTCCTATTTTGTAACTAGTGCAATACCAAACTTACCTAGTAATTGGTATAGTGCAGATGTTTTATTTGAATCTGCTAAATCTAATTCAGTTGATCTTTCTAATGCAGCCATTGCTACATTGTGTGCTCTATCTTCAGTTTTTTCTGATGAACTATTTACCCATGCTGCTTCGTCTCTCCATTGTTGCCATAAAGATGATAAAGCAAAGTTAGACATGTTTAATAAGTTTTGAGCATTTAACTGATTAGTTGCATTTGTTACAGTTGTATTAGCTGTGTTAATTGTTCTTCTCCATTCAACATTAGACTGATCAATTACTCTTTGATTCTGTACATTAAATCTTTGACGCTGATCCTCTAGCTGTGCATTAAATTGATTTACCACAGCAGCTCTATCTGCATTTGATTTTTCTACTGCCATTTTATTTTGAGCATTTAATCCTGAAATCTTATTTGATTCAGCTGTAGCAAACTGATTCATAGCATCTGATCTTGCAGCATTCTGCTCATTTATTTGTGCAGTTAAGTTAGAATAAAATTGATCTACTTGATTTTGACTTTGTGCGTTAAACTGTCTAGCTGCATTTTGAGCAGCTTGATCTGATAGCAAAAAGTTTTGTCTAACATTTAAATTCTGTAGTGAGGCTTGTTGTCTATTAGACAAATTAGCCATATCCATTTGGAAATAATTATTGGCATTTGTAATAGCAGCTTGTTGTCTATTATTAAGGTTTTGAAATATCATTGCCTTGTATGTATCTGCATCAGCTTGTGCTATAGGTATAGATGCAGTTAATAAACCATCAGCTAATGCTTCAGCCATCATAGAACTAGAACCTAGTCCTCTCTCTTGCATAGCTGCTTTTGTAGCACTTGCAACACCTCTTAAGTATGCAGGTAATGCAGAACCTGTTTGTAATGATGTTTCAATATCTTGTGTTATATTTGCTAGCTGTCCTCTAACAGTAGCATCAGAAGTAATAGTTCCTGTTTGTGCTTGTGCTGCCTGAGTTAATCCAGTTTGTTGAGCAGCTGTCATTGTAGGAGTAGTACCAGCAACAGTTGCCGCAGTCATAGAAGCAGGACCAGCAACTGTAGGTCCAGCTGCAGTTGTAGCTGTAGGTGCTGTAGCTGCCGTTACAGTAGGCACAGTTCCAGCAGTTGGTGTAGCCGCTGCTACAGTTCCAGTAACACCAGGTGTAGCCATAGTCTCACCAGTTTGTACCTGCTGTATTACAGGTGTTACAGTTGTTCCTTTAGGTGCTGTAGGAGTTGTTAATAATGTATCTAATAATGATACAACTTTACGACTTTTATCTTGCTCTACAGTTGTTGGTTGTAATGCACCTTCGGCTAAAGTTGTTGTGTTAGGTGCGTCAGTATATTTAGTTGCCATTATCTCCCCTGTCGATTATATTTCTTGAAGCTACGCTTCTCTTGTTTATTTTTATTTTTTTTGTGAACTCTTGGTCGTTTTTTAGGTTTTGGTCTAGGTACAAAATCTTTAAACTTCCGTGCCATTATGGTTTAGTTGGCCATGTAGCGTTTTCACATTTAGCAACAGTGTCTTTACCTTCAGGCAAATCTCTAAGATTTTGTCTGTATGTTTTCATATCATCTGATAAAGTATTATCAGATAAAGCTAGGTAATCAGTTTCAGCAAGAAGTCTATTTCTTTTAGCTCTAAGGGCAGCTAAAGCTCTAGCAGGTGCAGCATCTGCCCACGCTTGCTCTTCAGCATCTCTCGCAGCTTCTTCTTCAGCTGTGAACTGTACTCTGTTACCATTTATATTATGATATCTTGGCATTGTTTTTTTCTCCTTTTATTATAAAATTCCGTATAAGCAAATATCTCCAGCGTCTATGTTGCCTGAACCAAATTTAAAACTTATTTCATCAATAGCTGATGTTGTGTTAAAATAACCAGCACTATAACAATCACACATATAAGTTGAAGAACCACCACCATTTGTGTTACTTATTCTTGACATGTAATGTTTTACAAATGTTGTACTAGATGGGTTAAATAAATGTAAATAACCACTTAAACAATTATCAGCATCTGTTCCTGTACCATCAGCACTAATTATTTGATACCCTGTTGCTTGTGCTTGATCTTTACCTGTATTATACATTAAAGTAGCATCAGAACCATCCTCCTTGTGATAAGCATAAAAAAATGTTGTAGTCATTGTTTCATTAAAACCACTGCCACCAGCTGCGTTACCTTGAAATTTAAAATCAGATCCAGATGATGGGTGCATATTATTAAAAGTAAACATGTATTCTTTGTAAGTAGAATCTAATACAACATCAGATGTGCCGTCTACAAAATCTAATGTTCCTGAACTACTAGCAGTTAATTTTTTAATAAATATCATGGATCCAGTATTTAAAGAGCCAAAGTTTTCTACTGATCTAACTGCTCTATCATTAAGTGTAACTATGCTCATTATGAATCCTTTATTCCGTAGAGTTTTATAGTACCAGAGTCATAATTACCATCGTTAAGCAGTTTAAATTGTATTCCTGTAATAGCACTCGTAGTGTTAAAATAACCAGCATGTTGTGATCTTTGAGAGTAATTACTACCACCATAAAAATTTAAATCTGACATAAAATGTTTAACAAATGTAGTTGATGAAGGATTAAATATAATTAACTGACCACTAAAAGCTGAATCATCATCTGCTATATTACTTCCAAATGACATTAAACTTTGAAACGCAGTTCCTTGTGCTTGATCTTGTCCTGTATCAGGTCCTGCAGTTGGAAAGTTATTATCACCAGAATCATCACCACCGCTTTCAGCATGATAAACTCCAAAAGCTGTTGAAGTTACAGTTGTATTATAATTAGTTCCATCTGTTGTTGCTTGAAAAGAATGTATTCTCTGTGCACTAGGGTGCATACTTGTGTATACAAATCTATAAATAGGGTATGTAGAATCAAAAACTACATCTGAACTTCCATGTAAAAAAGTTAAAGTAGCAGAACTAGATGCAGTCAAAGTTTTAATATGTACTAATGATCTAGCTGCCCCAGGTACAGCTGAAACATTTCTAACGCTTCTGTTGTTATAAGTTACAATTGACATTACACAACTCCGTACATTTTAATTGTTCCAGAATCTATGTTACCACTTGCAAATTTAAATCTAACTCTTGTTAATGCTGTTGTAGTGTTTACATAACCAGCAACAAAATTTCTGTGAGATG